CTGCTATCGTCGCGCGCAACTCGAAAGGATCCCTATGCCGGCCCGCTGCTATTCGCGCGCAGAAGTGATCGAGCTCTTACACCTGAAACCGCGGACCTTCGATCGCCTGAAGGCGAAAGGCGCCCTGCCCTTCGTCGAGGAAGTGAAACCGAGCATGGGCCCGAAACACAAACTGTATCGGGCGGATCTGCTCGATCGGTACCTCGCGGGCGAGTGGGGCACGTCGCGGTACCTCAGCAAACATAAGAAAGGCGCGGCGCGCGAGGCCGCGGCCGCCGTATGAGGGCGCGCCGCTTCTGGCGCCTGCTCCGGGCGCGCCTCGCGGCCTGGACGGTCGCGCGCGAGGCCCGCCGGCGGCGCGAGCTCGCCTGTGCAATCGGGCCGGTCTCGGATCGCTGGATCGCCGCGGCGATTTACGACCGCGGGATCCGGCGCGAGGATTGACAATGGGAGATCCCGCCGAGAATCCTTCCGCGCTCACGCCGGCGGCGCCCGAGGCCGCCGGCCCGCCTGCGCCGAAACCGCGCACGGCAATGGGCCTGATCCCGGAAACCGTCGATCAGGCCTGGCGCCTCGCGCAGATCATGGCGGCGAGCGATCTCGTACCCAAGCAGTACAAAGACAAACCTTCCGATGTAATGGTCGCCATGATGTACGGCGCCGAGCTCGGGATCACGCCGGCGCAGGCGCTCACCGGGATCGCCGTGATCAACGGCCGGCCGGGTTTGTTTGGCGAGGCCTTGCTCGCCGTGATCGTATCCTCGCCGCTGTACATTTCACATGATGAGTACTTCACCGTGGCCGGCCCGAGCGATCCGAATCCGCGCCGGCGCGAGGATCTCGAGCCCGAGGATCTCAAGAATCCGCATACGGCGGCCGTCTGCCAATTTTCGCGGCGCGGCGGCGCGCGCCTGATCCGCCGGCAATTCTCGATCGCGGACGCGCAACGGGCTCACCTGATCGGCAAGGCCGGGCCCTGGACCGAATACCCGCAAATTATGCTGAGGATGCGCGCGAGGATGTTCGCGGCGCGGGACGCTTTCCCGGATTTGCTCCGCGGGGTACGGGCCGCCGAGGAATTGCAGGATTATCCGCCAGCGCCTGAGCCCGAGCCCGCGCTCGAGATCCGGCGGATTTCGGACGGCCCGCCGGCGGCCGCGGCCGTCGATGAATTTCTCGATCCGGCCCGGCGGGCCCTCGGGATCAAGCCTGAGCCCGAGCGGCGCGAGCTCGAGCCGGCGCGCGTCGAGGCGGTACAGCCTTTCCTCGACGGCGCCCTCGTGCATTTCGGATCGGGCGTTCGCGCCGTCGTCGATAACCTCGAGCAAGCGGCCGCGCTCGGCGCGCTCGTCGGGACCGATCAACAGGTCCGGGCAACCGTGATCCGCGGCGCAACCGACGAATTGATCCTCGAGTCCTTCGTTATTCAGTGAGGCGCGGCCGTGCTCAAAACTCCCAGGCCGGCGCCGATCACACATTTTGTTGATTGGGATACGCGCGGCCGGCGCCTGCGCCGCGCGATTTGCGGGCGCCTGATCCATGTGAGCGACGAGGCGATCTATCCGAGCTGTACCGAGTGCCGGCGCGAGCTCGAGCGGCGCGCCCTCGAGGATCGGCCGTGATCTGCCGGTTCTGTGGATCGGAGATCGATCTCTTACATGCCCTGAAATGCGACGGCCGGCAGGGCGCGATCGAGGCGGCGCTCGAGGCCGTACCGGATCCCTTCCGGGATCAACGGGCCCGGAATACCGATCCCGAGACAAGCCACGAGGCCGCGCGCGCCAACCGGAACACCGATCGCGCCCGCTGCGAGGCCGCGCTCGAGGCCCGCGGGCCGGCCGGGTTTACGGATTACGAGCTCGCGGATCGCCTGGGCCTACAGCAAAATTCCGCCGGCAAGCGGCGCGGCGAGCTCCGCGATCTCGGGCTCGTCGTCGATTCCGGCCTACGCCGGCGGGCGCCCTCGGGCGCCTGGGCGATCGTGTGGCGGAGTACGACGGCCGCGGAACGCCTACAGAGGGCCGGCTGATGGCCCTCACGTTCGCGCCGGCGACTCATACGTATACCCTCGACGGGACGATCGTCCCGAGTGTCACGCAAATACTCCGCGCCTCGGGCCTCGTCGATTTCTCGAGCGTACCGCCAACGATCCTCGAGGCGGCCCGGCGCCGCGGCACGGCCGTACACCAGGCGATCCACTACTACAACGAAAACGATCTCGACGTAAATTTATTCTGCGCGAGTTATCCCGATTATGCGGGGTACCTCGAGGCCTGGCTCGCCTTTAAGCTCGAGCGAAAATTCGCGCCTCACTTTAACGAGTATCGAGTCGCCTCTCACCGGCACGAGCTCGCCGGCACAATCGATTGTCTCGGGGTACTGGAACATCAGGGCGCCTTGATCGATTTCGCAACGGGCCGGCCCGAGGACGCCGCGAAGGATTTGCAGACGGCCGCGTACCATGCCCTCGCCCATGAAACCGCCGAGCACGATCCGGCCCTCGGGGATTTTCTCAGCCGGTATGTAATCCGCCGATACGCCGTCGCGCTCAAACGGGACGGCCGGTTTACCGTCGAGGCCTACACCGATCCGGCCGATTGGCGCCGGTTTCAAACGCTCCGCGAGGCACAACGCATTGTGAGCGCCCGTCGCGGCGGCGCGCTCGAGGGCATGGCAACCCATGAGTAAACAAACGCGCGAACAACTACACCAGGCGCTCGAGGAGGCCGCGCTCGCGGGCGCGAAAGAAATCAAGGAATTTCTCGGGACGTACCGCGGCAAGGATCCCGATCGCCTGCGCCGCGTACAGATCGCGATCGGCGCCGTGAGCGGCTATACCCGCTGGCGCGCGAGTCAAAACAATATGATCTCGATGATGCTGATCGCGGCGCGGCAAACCGGGATCGGCCCGCAACAAACGCTCGATATCGCGAAGGCGGCCGGCCTGTTACCCGAGGGCGCCGAGCCCGCGGACGTGATTACCTTAAAGGCGGCGAAATGAGCCGCGGACGCCCGCGCCTGTCCGGCCCGCGCGACGGGCGCGGGCGCCTGATTTATCACTGGGAAACGCAGTTGATACCCTGCGCCTGTGGCGGCAATAAAACGCCCGGCGCGCAGTACTGCCGATCCTGTCCGGCGCGGCCGATCAATCCGCGGCGCCTGTGTATCTGCGGACGAGAGAAATCGTATCACCGGCAACTCTGCTTAGCCTGCCGGAAGGCCGCGCGGCGGCCGCCACTTCGGTATTGCGAATGGTGCTCGGCGCCGTTTCGGCGCACGAAGCACGGCCGCGATAAGGACGTGTTTCGGTTCTGCTCGCGCGAGTGTCATTTCGCGCGCCTGAAGGCGATCGCCGCCGTCAATCAGGAAACGCGCCGGGCACAGGATCAGGCCGTGGCGCACGAGCGGGCGATCGATCGCGCGCTCACCGCGGCGGCGCGCCGCGCGATCACACTGCTCCGCGCCTGTAAACATTGCGGCGCCTCGATGCCCGAGGACCGCCGGCAATCGGTCTATTGCGGCGAGGCCTGCCGGATCGCCGGAACGGCCGCGCACGTTCGCGGGACGCGCGCGAGGAATAAACCGCAAGGGCTCGCGCACGTCTGCCCGAATTGCGGGATCAGGTTCACGAGTCACGAAGGCGACGTGTTTTGTTCGGCCCGCTGCTCCCGGCAATTAAAACACCGTCGCTATGGATCCTTTCGCTGGCTCGACGTGGACGAGCGCAACCGGATCGCGGAACTTGTCGCCCTCGCGCGCGCGGCAAACCGTTTTATTGATCAGAGTTTCAAACCATGATCGATCTCAATCGGCCCGAGGCGGCGACGACGGCCGGCGGCGAGCTCGCGGCCCAGGCAACGGCCCTCGTCGCGCGCCTGGCCGGCCCGCCGGCGATCGCGAGCGAGGGCGAGCTCGCCGCGGCCGTGCTCGAGCGGAAAGAGATCGGCGCCCAGGTCGCAACCGTCGAGGCCTTTTTCGCGCCGCTGAAATCGCTCGCGCACCAGTTACATAAGGCCCTGTGCGATCGGGAATCCGCGATCCTCGGGCCGCTGAAGGCCCTCGACCACGAGAAACGCGCCGCCATGAGCGCGTACGCGCTCGAGCTCGATCGGCAACGGCGGGCCCGCGAGCGCGCCCTCGAGGACGAGCAACGGCAGGCGCGCGAGGCCCAGGCGATCAAGGAAGCGGCGCAACTCGAGCGCGCCGGCGATCACGCAATGGCGGCCGCCGTCGTCGCGGAGGCGATCGCGGCGCCGCCGGCCGTGGTTGTCCTGCCGGATCGGCGCAAGGCGATCGCCGGCCTCAAGATGCGCCGATCGTGGCATTGGCGGTACGCCGGCGACGATAAGGCAAAGGCCCTGCAAGTAATCCCGCGCGAATACCTCACGGCCGACGAGCAAAAAATCGGCGCTCACGCCGCGAGCATGAAAGAGTCCGCGGCGATCGCCGGGATTGAGTTTTATTTCGAGGATCTGCCGGTACGCTAATGCACAAAAACGGGAAGCTGCAAGCCGAATGGTTTTGGGTCGATCGCTGGCGAACCTCGCGCGGATTTTTGCTCCCAATGGCGGCGCGCGGGCTCTATCGGGAGATGTTGACGCAGGCCTGGGCCCTCGGCGGATCCTTGCCACGAGTTGAGGAAGAAATTCGCCGCGCAGTTGGCGCGACTACGGATGAGTGGCGCCGATCGTGGCCGCTCGTGCAACCGTTTTGGCGCGTCGAGGGCGATCGCCTCGTAAACGATACGCAACGCGCGATATACGCGGAGGCCGAGCGGCGATCGGCCTTCTTTCGAACGCGCGCCGCGAAGGCCGCGCGAGCGCGCTGGACTCATGCTTGAAGCATTGCTTGAAGCATTGCTTGAAGCATTGCTTGAGCATTGCTATTTGCATACCTCTTACGTACGTAACTAGTTAGATCGGGATCTTTTAGTACCACCTGTGTACAAGGTCCTGTGGAAAAGTTGAAAAGCTGTGGATAACTCGCGAGGCCGGCCTTAGCAGCAATGGATAAAACCTAATGCGAACGGACGCGCGGAAGGACCGCAACCAGGCCGCGATCGTCGAGGCCCTACGCAAGATCGGCGCGACCGTCGAGATCCTGAGCGCGCGAGGCCTGCCGGATCTGCTCGTCGGATTTCGTCGTCAGAATTTCTTGCTCGAGGTCAAGGCGCCCGGCGGCGAGCTCACGCCGGCGCAATCGGAATTTTTCCAACTCTGGCGCGGGCAAGCGGCGATCGTGACCGCGCTCGAGGACGCAAGGATGGTATTGAAATGCTGAACGATCCGACGATCTATCGCGACGGGATCGGCCTCGCCCGTTGTAGCGTCTGCCATAGTGCGATCCGCGCGCTCACCGATGATCCGCTCGTGATGATTCCCGAGAAGGACGTGGATCAGATAGCGCAAGGCCTGGGCGAAATCTTACGGCACGTCACGGCGATGCTCGAGGTTATCGAACACGCGATCGGGCGCCGGATCGCGCAACTCGAGGCCGAGCTCGCCGCGATCAAGCTCGAATCCGCCGAGGTAATCGGGCCCGACGTGAAACTCGATCGCGGAGGCCTCGAGCATTGATCGCCGGCTCGATCCTCGTGAGCGACGGCGAGCTCCGCGCGCTCGCCCGCGGGATCGTTCCGCTGCGCGTACGCGCCCAGGCGCTCGAGCTCTCGCAATCCCTCATGGTCAAACTGTTACAAAACGCCGCGAGGCCTGAGCGTAAGCGCATGGCGAAGGCCGCCGGACGAAAGGCCCGATCATGGCAGACGACGTGAACATCACTGAGGAACGCGCCGCGAAACGGTTTCGGCAGATCGCAACGCTCGAACGGCAGATCCAAATCATTGCAAGCGAAATCGCGGAGTGTAGCGAACACCTGAAAGAGCTCAAGGATCGGCGCGAGGCCTACCTCGATCGCCTGCGCCTGGCCGCGCGCGACGAGGGCGAGCTCCCGTTGTTTGATTTGTGAGGATGGCTCGATGCCCTTGCGCCCGCCGAGCGGCCGCGGCCTCGAGGCCCGGCACGAGCGCGATCGCGGCCGCGGCAACGCTGCGATCCGCCGGCTCTATTCCTCGAAACGTTGGGCCCTACTGCGCGCGCGCGTACTCGTCGAGGCCGCCTATACCTGCGCGCAATGCGGAACTATTCGCCTCGAGCTCGACGTTGATCACATCCTCAAGCACGAGGGCAACCTCGCCCTCTTTTGGGCGCGCGCGAATTTGCAAGCCCTCTGCCGGCAATGTCACCGAAATAAAACCATGCGAGGCGAGTAAGTGATCGAGGCCGCGCTCGCGCGTCACTTCTGCGAATCCCTCGCGCGCGGGTTGCCCTTTCAGGATATCCGGCCGGCAACGGCGCCCTATTTGACGCGGTATTTTCTCGCCGGATGGGCACCGAACAAAAACGGGAAAGGCCCGGCGATCTTCCTGCACCACTTCCTGAGCTCCGATCCCGACGACGCCGTACACTCGCACCCCTGGGCCTGGGGTCTCTCGCTGATCCTCGTCGGCGGATACCTCGAGACTCGAATCGACGAGGCCGGCGCGACGACGGCCCGCCACTACGTACCCGGCGAGATCAACATCCTGCGCCCGAGCGATCGACACCGGATCGATCTCATGGGCCGGGATTGTTGGTCGCTCTTTCTCGCCGCCGAGTACGCGCAACCGTGGGGATTCTTTCCGCGCGAGCACGACCGATGAAATCGCCCGAGATCCGCCGGGCCTCGCACCGGCTAATCCCGCGCGCGATCTCCCATAAACACCAGAATACAAAAGGCTTATTTGACGGGGGGAGATCGAAAGTGCTGTAACTGACGCAAAGTTTACCCCCTTCGCAGGGGTTAGATCGCGCCGTTAAGTGTAAGGGAATCAATGAGTTACGAGGAACCATCGGTGACGGGCGAGCCTAAGGCGCCGCGGCCTAAGAGCCCAGGCCGCCGGAAGGTTCCGCCGGCCGAAAAGGCGCGGCGCGGAACCCTCGAGCGATCCCGCCTAGACCCGGCGCAGAAGGGCCCAGGACCGCCCAGGAAACGCGATCCAAAACCGAGGCGGCCTATGGCCTACCTCGAGATCGCGACGGCCTACAGGCGCAACGTCGAGGCTGAGCGGATCCCGGCCTGCAAATGGATCAAGCTGGCCGTCGATCGGCAGGCGCGGGATCTCGAGCGGGCGCGCGCGGAGGATCCGGCCTGGCCGTACCTGTGGGAACCGTGGGAAGCGGCCGCGGCCTGCGCCTTTGTCGAACGCTTGCCCCACGTCGAAGGCCGTTGGGCCTCGCCGTTGATCAAGCTCGAGCCGGCGCAAATCTTTTTGCTCACGACGTTGTTTGGCTGGCGGCATAAGGCCGATCCGCGGCGCCGGCGATTTACAACCCTGTACTGGGAGCTCGGGCGCAAGGGCGCGAAAAGTACGCTGATGGCCGGGATCGCGCTGTACCACCTCTTAGGCGAGGGCGAGGAAGGCCCGTCGGTGATTTGCGGCGCGACGACGGGATCGCAGGCGCGGATCGTATTTGGGATCGCGCAGCAAATGATCGCGCGCTCGCCCTGGCTCCGCGGCGAAGGCCTGCGATCGTTTGTCAACGCGATCGCGTACATGCCGGACGGCCGGCAGACGATCGGGAATATGCGCCCGATCAACGCGAAGGCCTCAACGCAGGACGGATTAAATCCGAGCTGCATTGTGCTCGATGAGTCTCACGCGCAGACGTTCCAATTACATGACGTGCTCAAGAGCGCGCAAGGCGCGCGCGCGAATCCGCTCTTACTCTGTCCGACGACGGCCGGGTATAACCAACTCTCGATCGGGTTTGCCCTGCGATCGACCGTCTGCAAAATGCTCGAGCAAGTGATCGAGGCCGAGCATGTACTCGGGATGATCTATACGCTCGACGAGGGCGACGATTGGCGCGACGAGCGCAACTGGATCAAGGCGAATCCGATGCTCGGGATTACGCCGCTGATCGATCAGATGCGCCGCTATTGTCTCGACGCGCAGCAAACGCCCGGCCTCGAGGGCGAATTTAAGGTCAAATGTTGCTCGCAATGGGCGAACGCCGGATCGGCCTGGCTGAGCATGGCGCATTGGGACGCCTGCGCCGATCCCGGCCTGCGCCTCGAGCAATTCGCCGGCGCGCCCTGTTGGATCGGCGCCGATCTCGCGCAACTCGACGATCTCGCCGCCGTCGCGCTCGTGTTCGAATTTGACGATCGCCTCGTCGCCTTTGTCCGATGTTACCTGCCGGCCGACGTGGTGATCGAGCGATCGCGGGCCGTGCCGGAGTATCGCCTGTGGAAAGAGCGCGGCGAGCTCGTGCTCACGTCCGGGACGATGATCGACTACTCGAAAATCGAGGCGGATATCCGCGCCTGGTGTACGCAATTCGCCGTGAAAGATATTTGCTTCGATCATTTCGGATCCGGGCAAATGGCGGGCGCGCTCTTTAACTCGGGATTCCCGGCGCGGACGGAACCGAAAAATCCCAAAACCTCGACGCCGCCGGCGCGCGAGCTCGAGGCCCGCGTGAGGTACGGGCGATTCCGCCATGATGGGAATACGTGCCTGAAGTGGCAAGCCTCGAACGCCGTGATCCGGCGCGGCGCCGACGATACGATCTTTCCGCAAAAGGAACGGATCGATAGTCCGAACAAGATCGACGCGATCGACGCGCTCTTACTCGCGATCGGGGGATTCCTGCGCGCCCAGGCCTCGACGCCTCAGTACGCGATGCTCGTCGTATGAAACCGCGAGGCCGGCCGCGGATCGACGCGCGCGATACCTCGCAATCGGTCACGATCACACTGACGACGAAAGAATACGATCGCCTGTGCCGGGAGGCGCGCCGCGGCGATCTCAGTGTCCCGGCCGTGATCCGCCGGGCCCTCGAGCGGCGCGCCGAGCGGCGCCGGCCCGAATAAAAAACTTAAAAATCGACGGCGGGCCCGCGGGCGCGCAAGCTGATCCGCCATACATGGATCGCGCGTACGCCCTGCTCGAGCTCAAGGCAACCGACGAGGCGCGCCGCCGATTTTCCGGGATCGCCTCGACGCCCGAGCTCGATCGGCAAGGCGATCAGGTCGATCCCGCCGGCCTCACGTGGCGCAATCCGATCCCGCTGCTCTTACATCACAACCAATCAAAACCTGTAGGAACGGCGATCTTGTCGCGCCTGCCGGACGGCCGGATCGCCTTTGAGGGCGAGATCGCGACGATCGACGCCGCCGGCTCGCTCCGCGATCGCGTCGATGAGGCCTGGCATTCGATTAAGGCCGGCCTGATCCGCGGAACCTCGATCGGGCACCAGATCGCGCGCGACGGGATCGCCCGCCTGAAATCCGGCGCGCGCAAGGTCACGGCGAGCGAAATCTGCGAGCTCTCGCTCGTGACGATCCCGGCGAATGTCAACGCAACGATTCTTTCTGTTAAATCACTCGCCGGCTCGCCGGCACGAAAGGGCGCGATCATGAAACTCACCACCGGCGAGCATATTCAGAACCTCGAAAACAAACGCGCGGCGATCGCGGCCCGCATGAGTGCGATCATGCAAGGCGCCGCCGACGAGGATCGAACGCTCAACGAGGACGAATCGACCGAACATGACGGCCTCGCGCTCGAGGTAAAAAGCCTCGATGCCGATCTCGCCCGCTGGCGCGAGCACGATCGCCTGAACCTGGCCGCGGCCGTGCCGATCGCGCCGGCGCCGGCGCCGCGCGGCGCGCCCAGGCCCGCCGGCCTGCCGGTGATCTCCGTCAAATCGAACGTGCCGATCGGGACCGCGTTTGTACGCCTGGCCTGCGCGAAACTCGTGTGCAATGGCAACTTGCACGAGGCCGCGGAGTACGCGAAACGTTGGGACGACTCGACGCCCGAGGTATCGCTCGCGCTCAAGGCCGCGATCGCGCCGGGCACGTCAACCGATGCGACGTGGGCCGGGCCGCTGGTCTCGCAGAACATTTCAAACGAATTTATCGAGCTCTTACGGCCGGCGACGATCATTGGCAAGATTCCCGGTTTCCGCATGGTTCCGTTCAATACGAAAGTACCCGCGCAGAGTGGCGGCGGTACGTACGGATGGGTCGGGGAGGCGAAACCGAAACCAGTAACCAAGCTCGCCTTTACGAGCGCGAACCTCGGGTACACCAAGGCCGCCGGGATCATTGTGCTCACGGACGAGCTCGTACGCCTCTCGACGCCTTCCGCGGAAACCCTCGCGCGTAACGATATGGTTCGCGGGATCGCGCAATTCCTCGATGCGCAATTCATTGATCCTGCCGTGGCCGCCGTCGCCGGGACGAATCCGGCCTCGATCACGAACGGCGCGCCGACGGCCGCGGGCTCGGCCTCGCCGCTCGCGGATCTGATTACGCTGATCTCGTTTTTCTCAACGGCGAACGTGCCGATCTCGGGCCTGTCCTTTATCATGAGCCCGGCGAACCTGCTCGCCCTGTCCTTCCGTACCAACTCGGACGGATCGCCGCAATTCCCAGGCCTGGGCATCGAGGGCGGGAATTACAAAGGGATCAACTTTGTGGGCTCGACGGCCGCCGGGACGAACGTGATCGGCCTGCAACCGGATCTGATCCTGATGGCCGACGACGGCCAGGTATCCGTGGACGCCTCGCGCGAGGCCTCACTGCAAATGGATTCCGCGCCCATGTCGCCGGCTGATGCGACCACGGTATACGTAAGCCTCTGGCAGACCAACAGTGTCGGCCTGCGCGCGGAACGCTGGATCAACTGGGCCCGCGCGAACGCGAACGCCGTCAAGTACCTGACGGCCGTCGCCTGGCCGGCGCCCTCGGGCGCGATGGCTGAAGCGGCCGCGGAGTAAGCGCCGGCGCCGCTATGGGGATCCTTACGGCAATGCGGGCGCGGATCGCGACGGCGATCGCGCCCGCGCGCGCGCCGGGCTCGGGCGCCTGGGTACCCCTCATTCGCGAACCGTATACGGGCGCCTGGCAAAATAACGACTCGCTCGCCCTCGACTCGCCGCTCAGCAATCCGACCGTCTTTCGCTGTTGTTCGCTGCTCGCCGGCGACGTCGCCAAAACGCCGCTCGCGCTCGTCGCGCTCGACGACGACGGGATCTGGACGGAAACCACGTCGCCGGCCTTTTCGCCGGTTCTCCGCAAACCGAATCGGTACCAGTTGATCGGGCAATTCCTCGAGCAATGGATGTTTTCGAAATTGCTCACCGGGAATACGTACGTGCTCAAGGATCGGGACGCGCGCGGAATCGTCGTCGCCCTGTACGTGCTCGATCCCGCCCAGGTTACGGTACTCGTCGCGCCGGATGGATCCGTCTATTACCAACTCGCGCGCAACGATCTGGCGGGAGTGGCGGAGGGCGAGCTCGCGGCGCCGGCGCGGGAGATCATTCACGATCGCTGGAATTGCGCCTTTAATCCGCTCGTCGGGATCTCGCCGTTGTACGCCTGTGGCGGGCCGGCAATGCTCGCGAATTTGATCGGCTCGTCGCAGAGCAAGTTTTTTTCTGCCGGCGGCCGGCCCTCGGGATTGCTCGTCGCGCCAACCGAGATCGACGAGAAAACCGCGAAGCGCCTCAGCGATACGTGGCACGGCCTGGGCCCAGGCAAAACGGCGATCGTCGGATACGGGATGAAATATCAGGACATTGGAACATCGGCCGTGGACTCGCAACTCACCGCGCAAGGCGATCAGGCCGCGGCGACGATCGCCGGATGCTTCGGAGTCCCGATCTCGTATGTGGACTCGAGCAAGCAACCACCGTACGCGAATAGCGAGGCGACACAACTCCAGTACCTCTCGGGCCTTCAGGTACATATGACGGGGATCGAAACCTCGCTCGATGCCGGCCTCGAGCTCCCGGATCCGTACGGGACCGAATTTGATATCGA